GGTCGTGGCCAGGGAAAACAGCTCGGTCGTGGCCAGGGAAAACAGCTCGGTCGTGGCCAGGGGAAACAGCTCGGTCGAGGCCTGGGGAAACAGCTCGGTCGAGGCCTGGGGAAACAGCTCGGTCGAGGCCTGGGGAAACAGCTCGGTCGTGGCCTGGGAAAACAGCTCGGTCGAGGCCTGGGAAAACAGCTCGGTCGAGGCCAGGGGAAACAGCTCGGTCGTGGCCTGGGGAAACAGCTCGGTCGTGGCCAGGGAAAACAGCTCGGTCGTGGCCAGGGAAAACAGCTCGGTCGAGGCCAGGGAAAACAGCTCGGTCGAGGCCTGGGGAAACAGCTCGGTCGAGGCCTGGGGAAACAGCTCGGTCGAGGCCTGGGGAAACAGCTCGGTCGAGGCCTGGGAAAACAGCTCGGTCGAGGCCTGGGAAAACAGCTCGGTCGAGGCCAGGGGAAACTCTCAAATCGCGAAATACTCTGATGATACCATCCTAAAGGTGTCCGGAAACGCCCGCATAGTCACCTTACCAAGAACTCCGAAAGAATACTGCGACTTCTACGGGATAGAAGTACGAGACGGCCAGGCTATCCTGTATAAAGCTGTCAGACAGGATCTCGCTTCCTTCCATGATCCCAGCTTCCAGTATGTAGTTGGTGAATCAAAAAATCAAAAATGCGATCCCTCACCCAAACGCGATTGTTCATTTGGATTACATGTTAGTCACCTACCCTGGGCTGTTGACTTTGGCAAAAGCGAAACCTTCGGGGGCCCCTTTAAGGTCCTGGAATGCGCCGTGCCATTGGAGAAGATAGTGGTCCCCTTTAATGGTACTGGAAAGGTACGGGCATCAGAATTGACTGTGCTGCGTGAAGTGCCGATCGAGGAATGGGGCATACAGGGAAAGATCCTGGCCAAGAAATGGCAGGAGGCCTGATAGCTATGAAAACCTACGAAGTACGATACCGCCAATTTGCCAGGGGACGGCGCAGTATAAAAACCATTACCGTTCCAGCACCGAACGCTGAAAATGCCAAAAAGCATTTTGAGGCCACTATTCAGTTAATGAAATATTTCAAATTCACCCCTTTACGCCACGCCCAGTTGATTAGCGTGTTCGAGAAGAAGGAGGTCTGATTATGGGGCGCACCAAGAAACGCCACCGCGCCTGGCGGAAGCAGATGCGAGCCAGGGCCAAGAGGAAACCTGAATGGTACCGGCAGTACGGCGAAATCAGTCCAGGACGATTGGTAGCCTGGGCGGAGCCGGAAGGAGAGGATGATTATGGTCAGACGAGCATCAGGAGTAACTAGCTATTATTCTAAGGTTCAACCGGCAAACCCCGCAGCCAGGCTCCGGCAGATTGAGCGTGAGGAACCTAAAACCTACGTAGATGTGACTACTCCTGAAGTCCGCGAGATGCAAAAAATCAACCGTCAAGTGGATCTGCTTGGACAAGCCATCACAGCTCTACTTATTGCAGTTGGCGTGTTAGCACTAATCTACAACTTCGTGAGGTGGCTATGCGGATTTTAACTTGGAAGTGAGAGTGATAGAGTGAACGATCAAATGAAATCATTCGACTACAAGACAGTTTATTTGCCGAAGAGTAAGGAGGAGTTATATGGATATCACTGTCAAAATTGAAGCTCCGGCCCTGGTAGACGCAATCAATGCTCTGGCGGTAGCAGTAGCCGGGAATATTGAACTGCTGCTGGAGGGTGCCGGATCCCGAGCCTCTACTATACCAGCTGAAATGCCGGTTACGGAAAAACCGACTGAGGTAAAAACTGAAACTCAATCTCCAGCTGATGATACCGCAGCAGCCAACGAAGAAAAATCGGCTTCAACCATCACCATTGATCAGGTAAGAGCCTTGTTTGTGGCTAAAAACTCAGCCGGCAACCGGGACAAGTTGAAGCAGATACTGGCTGATTTCAATGTCAAAAAAGTAACCGACCTGCAGGAAAAAGATTTTGCTGCAGTCATAGCCAGATTGGAGGAGCTGTAATGTCACACGCACTGCTTAGCGCTTCAGCTGCGCACAGATGGATGAACTGTCCTCCATCAGCCAGGCTGACGGAAGGAATAGCTGATACAACCAGTCCCTATGCAGCTGAGGGTACTTTAGCCCATGAAATTGGAGAACTCATATTGACGAAATACCTACACAATGTTGATCTCCCTGATAAATGGGAACGCATAAAGGCTCATGAACTGTTCTATGAAGGCATGATCGATGAAGTATCTATTTACACTGATTATGTCATTGAGCAATTTAACGCCGCTATACAGGCTACCGGGGACCCGTTGATCTTTTTAGAAACTAAGCTGGATTTCTCCGCTTATGTTCCTTATGGATATGGTACCGGCGACTGTATTATTATAGCTGACGGCCAGATGGAGATCATTGATCTCAAATTTGGCAAAGGCGTTGAAGTGAGCGCCGTCGATAACCCCCAGCTGATGCTGTACGCCCTGGGCGCCTATGAACAGTTTGGATTTATCTATGATATCCAGACTATCAAAATGACTATCGCTCAGGTACGCCTGAATCATATCTCTTCCTCTATCATAACCACCGATATGCTGCTCGACTGGGCAGAGAACACAGTTAAACCAATTGCGGCCCTTGCTTTTGAAGGAAAAGGCAAACAGAATCCCGGGGAGTGGTGCAAGTTCTGCAAGATCAAAGCCGACTGTCAGGCCCGGGCTGATCAGAATCTGGCCTTTATCGAAGCTAATAAGGGAAAGCGGATCACTATCAAGCGCCTGGCTGATATTTTGACCCAGGCAGATGAAATAATGAGCTGGATCTCTGATATCAAAGAACTGGCCTTGACAAAGGCTCTGGAAGGCACTGAAATACCCGGATTTAAGCTGGTTGAGGGACGCAGCAACCGGCAGATCACAGATGAAGCAGCCCTTGCTGAAATACTGGCTCAAAACATTTCCGAGCCGGAGAAGATCTTCAAGCCGAGAACCCTCGAGACTATTACCGCATTGGAAAAACTGTTCGGCAAGAACCGGTTTGCCGAGCTGGCAGCTGATTACATTATCAAACCGCCAGGTAAACCTACTCTAGTTCCAATCAGTGATAAGCGTCCTGCGCTGAATTCCCCCGAAGACGATTTTAACATGTAAAGGAGATTGATATTTATGGCTAACAAAATACAAGCAGTATTAAAGAATGATACCAAAGTTGTCACCGGTGTTGTAAGACTGAGCTACGCTAACCTTTTTGAACCGAAGAGCATTAATGGCAGCGATCCTAAATACTCAGTATCCCTTATCATTCCGAAATCCGACAAGCAGATGGTTAAAGTCCTGGAACAAGCTATCGAAAATGCCAAGGAATTAGGCAAATCTAAATGGGGCGGCAAGATCCCTTCTAACCTTAAGCTCCCGTTGCGCGATGGTGATGAAGACCGGCCGGAAGATGAAGCTTACGAAAACTCCTATTTCATCAATGCCAATTCGGAACGCGCGCCCCAAGTAGTAGGAACCAAAAAGGATAAGGCCACCGGCAAAGCAATCCCCTTGGGCCCCGATGAAGTATATTCCGGATGTTATGCCCGGGCCAGCATCAATTTTTACCCGTTCAATGTTAACGGGAATAAGGGTGTAGCCTGCAGCCTGATCAGCATTCAAAAAATCGATGACGGTGAACCGTTAGCTGGTGTGGCCAGTGCACCTGAAGAAGATTTTGAATTCGATGAAGTTGATTCAGAAGATGATTTCTTGTCATAGGACTGATAGCCATGCCAAAAACACTTAGTGTAGATATAGAAACTTATAGCGATGTCAGCCTATCCGACTGCGGCGTATACAAGTATGTCGAATCGCCCAAATTTAAGATCTTATTGTTCGCATATGCATTTGACGCGGATCCTGTTAAAGTAGTTGACCTGGCTAATGGTGAGCGGCTGCCTGACAAGGTAGCCGCTGCCTTAACAGACCCTGCCATCATAAAAACTGCGTTTAACGCCCAGTTTGAACGGGTCTGCATCAATAAATATTTTGGCATTGAATCGGTCAACTGGGACTGCACTCAAGTACTGGCCGCCCGGTTAGGATTCACCGGCAGTCTGGAAACGGTTGGTATTGCAGTAGGCATTGATCAGGATAAGCAAAAGCTGTTCACCGGGAAAAACCTTATCCGCCTGTTTTGCATAGACCGGAAAGTGAATGACGGCCCTTTGTTCAAGTCCGGAATAACTAAAAAGGTCTATACCCGGGAAGATAAGCCAGAAGAGTGGGAACAGTTCAAACTGTACTGCGCTCAGGACGTTGAAGCAGAACGCAGTATCAGGGCTAAGCTGGAGAAGTTTTTAGTCATACCGGATGCGGAAAAGAAACTGTACCAGCTGGACCAAAAAATAAATGACACCGGAATCCTCATAGATACTAACATGGTACGCAGCGCTATTGCCATAGATCAGGAACAAGCCAACAAACTAACGGCAGAATTCCAGGCTATCACCGGCCTGGAAAACCCTAACAGCCTGGTTGATATCAAAGCGTTTATAAAATCACGAACCGGTAAAACCATATCCAGCATCACGAAAAAGAACCATGATGAACTACTGGAACGCTTCAAAGATTACCCTGATGTTATCCGCATACTGGAGATCCGGCAGCGGCTATCTAAGACCAGCATAGCCAAGTACCAAAAGATGCTTGATGTAGCCTGCACAGATAACAGAGCTCGCGGTATTTTGCAGTTCTACGGAGCTGCCAGAACCGGCCGCTGGGCCGGTCGCAAGATACAGCCTCAGAACCTGCCGCAAAACCATTTAGATGATTTGGATACTGCCCGGGAAGTAATCAAAACAGGCGACCTGGAGCTCATGGAAATGCTCTACGAAAACCCTTCAGACATCTTAAGCCAGTGCATCAGGACCGCTATTATACCGGCCCCGGGCAAGAAGTTTATAGTCGCTGACTTTTCAGCTATCGAAGCCCGAATAATCGCCTGGCTGGCCGGAGAAAAATGGCGGATCGAAGTATTCAGCACTCATGGAAAGATATATGAGGCCTCCGCTTCTCAGATGTTTAAGGTACCCATTGAACAAATCACAAAAGGCAGCCCACTGAGACAAAAAGGCAAGGTAGCAGAGCTGGCCTGTGGGTACGGCGGCGGAGTCGGTGCACTAAAGAGGATGGGAGCTGGAGATCTAAGCGATGACGAACTGAAAACTATTATTACCCAGTGGAGATTGGCCAACCCGAAGATTGTTGAGTTCTGGAACACAACTCAAAGCGCTGTTATGGAGGCTATTACCGAAAGAAGCACGGTAACCATTAACAAGTACTTAAAAGCTATCTATCAGAGCGGGATTCTGTTTATAGAGCTGCCCAGCGGCCGCCGGCTTGCTTACGTTAAGCCGAAAGTAGTTGATGATGCACGATTCCCAGGAGCCAAAAAAATCACTTTCCAAGCTGTAAATGAAACCACCTGGCAATGGGATGAACAGGATACTTATGGCGGGAAACTCGTTGAAAACATTGTCCAGGCAGTTGCCAGAGATTGTCTCGCTCATGCCATGCTAATCCTGGACAGTATGGGGTACCAGATTGTTATGCACGTACATGATGAAGTAGTTATCGAAATCGATGAAGACAGCAATGAATTAAAGACTGTATGCGAATTAATGAGCCAGGAAATACCCTGGGCGCCGGGGCTGCCTTTACGAGCTGATGGCTACGAATGCCAGTATTATCAGAAGGATTAGAGGTGAGATTGTGTGAGTAAAACGGAAACCTCTATCGAAACCAGCAGAACAGATAGAAAAGTAATGATTGCCGTAGGCAGCAGCCGCCGCTCTAAAAAGTGGAAGAACCTTGAGATCTCCTATGAAGACCTGGTTGAAAAACTTAAGGTTACCACCCGGACCCGGGAGAGCTTCCAGGAATATAAAAAGATGCCCAAAACCACCCGGGATGAAATCAAAGACGTAGGCGGCTTTGTCGGGGGCGCGTTAAAACAAGGCCGCCGTAAAGCTGAAAATTTAGCTTATCGAAGCTTGATTACCTTAGACATGGATAATGTCAATTTAAGTGTAAATGATTTATGGGACAGCATTATCATGCTCAATGATTTTGAGATTGTCATGTATTCCACTCACTCACATAGCCCGGACAATCCCAGACTAAGACTGATCATACCGTTAGCGAGAAATGTACTCCCGGATGAATACCAGGCCATCAGCCGCAAAATAGCAGATGATATCGGTATCGATATGTTCGATGACACTACCTATGAGCCTATCCGGCTGATGTACTGGCCGTCAACCTCAGCTGACGGTGAATTTATATTCAAGCGACAGGAAGGGCCCTGGCTGAACCCGGATATCATCCTGGACAGTTATCTTGACTGGCGCGATTCATCCTTCTGGCCCGTCAGCTCCCGGCAGGGGATCCGGATCCAATCCGAGATCAAGAAGCAGGAAGATCCATTAACGAAGAAGGGTATTGTCGGGGCCTTCTGCCGCACTTATACGATTTCTGAAGCTATAGAAAAGTTTTTACCTGATGTTTACTCTCCTACAAAGGTCCCCGGCCGCTACACATATACTCAGGGTTCGACTACCGGCGGCCTGGTCGTGTATGAAGACAAATTCGCCTATTCCCACCACGGGACAGATCCAATCAGCGGGATGCTTTGCAATGCCTTTGACCTGGTACGGATTCACTTGTACCGGGGAATGGATGAAGCCGCTGCTCCTGATACACCAGTAAACAAGCTGCCCAGCTATATGAAAATGTCGGAAGTAGCCAGTGAAGACGAAAAGGTCAAAGCCGAGCTGGGCAAAGAAAAGATGCAGGAAGTCCTTGATGACTATGAGTTTGAAGAAGTAGACACAGAATGGCTGAAAAAGCTAGATTACGACCGCAAAGGTGTGCTGCGGAACACGATTGATAATGCAGTGATCATCCTGGAAAACGATCCCCGCGTAGCCGGGAAAATGGTTTATAACGAATTCTCCAACCGGGCTATGGTAACCGGTAAACTGCCCTGGACTGATCATATAAACCGGGACTGGAACGATGATGATGATGCCGGTGTCCGTTACTTCCTTGAACATAATTACGGTTTAACCGGAGCCGGGAAAATAGCTGATGCCGTATCGGTCCTCTTCCAAAGGCACCGGATCCACCCGGTCAGGGAATACCTGAACAACTTAACCTGGGACGGTGTAGAACGGCTGGAAACTTTATTAATTGACTACCTGGGTGCCGAGGACAGCTATTACACCCGGGCGGTTACTAGGACGCATCTTGTGGCAGGAGTAGCCCGGATAATGCAGCCAGGAATAAAGTATGATACCATGCTCGTTTTAACCGGGCCCCAGGGTATAGGCAAAAGCACTTTAATCCGCTACCTGGGGAAGGATTGGTTCAGTGACAGCCTTAGCACCGTCAGCGGCAAAGAAGCCTATGAGCAGCTGCAGGGTGTTTGGCTGATTGAAATGGGAGAGCTGACTGCTACCAGGAAATCAGATATTGAGGCTACTAAACTGTTTTTAAGTAAATCGGAAGATGTCTACAGGCCGGCTTACGGCCGGCGCACTTTGCGGTATAAACGACAGTGTATTTTCTTTGGGACATCAAATGACAAAGAATTCTTGCGGGATAAAACAGGAGACCGCAGATCATGGCCAGTGGACTGTTATGTTCAGCTGCCGATGAAAGATGTATTTGAAGATCTCCCCGGTGAAGTCGATCAGATATGGGCTGAAGCAGTAGTTTTATACAAACAGGGGCATCCTTTAATTCTGGACGATAAGGCAGCAAAAGCCGCACTGGAGCAGCAGCGCATACACACAGAAGAGAACCCGAAAACCGGCATGATCATTGAATACCTGGATCGCTTATACCCTAATAACTGGGAAGATATGGACCTCAATGAGCGCCGGGCATGGTTATCAGGCAACGATGATTTTGACACGATTGCTGAAAAGGCCGAGCTGCGGAAAGACAAGACCTGTGTAATGGAGATTTGGTGTGAACTGTTTAGGGGAGATCCCAAGCAGTTGACCCCGCTTATATCCAGAGAAATAAATGACATTTTACATGGATTGGAAGGTTGGGAAAAGGTAAATACCAATATGAGATTTGGAATTTATGGAAGGCAAAGAGGATTTAGGCGTCAACAGTAAGTCAACAGCAGCATTAAATTCTGTTGACAATGTTGACAGAAAAACTTTAATCATTGTCAACAATGTCAACGTATGTCAACAAAAATTTAACAATCGTGTTGACGCTTGAAAAGCAGAAACGACAAAGGGTTACGGTTATATGTCAACAATGTCAACACAATTTATTCAATATTAATAAAAACATAAATTAGGTATATATACACCCCTATATATAGCCTAATACGTGTATATATAGTGTTACACAATTTTCTGTTGACTTTGTTGACGCCTAAAATTTGGAAGAAAGGGAAACCGGGATGCCAACAGAACGAGATATAGAAAAACAATTGAGAGTGAGAGTTGCTGCTTTAGGTGGTAAAGCCTATAAGTTTTCATCACCTGGTAACAGTGGAGTGCCTGACCGGATTGTATTAATACAAGGCAAGTGTTATTTTGTCGAGCTCAAAAGGCCAGGCCAGGATTTATTACCCCGGCAAAAGGCGGTAAAAAGAGACTTTGCAAAACTAGGGTTTGAGGTGTACAAACTGGATTCTTTAGAAGATGTGGATAGGTTCTTAAGGGAGGTGATACCAAATGAAGTTCATACCACATGACTACCAGGATACAGCAAAACAATGGATACTTGACCACCCGGCAGCTGGTTTGTTTTTGGACATGGGATTAGGAAAAACGGTTACCACATTAACTGCAATTGAAGAACTTAAAAATGATTATCTGGACATCCAAAAGGTACTAGTTATCGCACCGAAAAGAGTCGCAGAAGATACCTGGCCGGACGAACACCAAAAATGGGATCACTTGAAAGACAGCCTGAGATTAGTGAAAATCATGGGCACCCAAAAGGAAAGACTGAATGCCTTAAAGCAGCCAGGCGATGTATATATCATTACCCGGGATAATGTGGCCTGGCTGGTGGATACCTTAAGGCGGAACTGGGATTTTGATACTGTCGTAATAGATGAACTTTCCAGCTTTAAGAGTAACCAGAGTCTGCGGTTTAAGAAGCTGAAACTGGTAAGGCCTTTTATAAAGCGGATCATCGGACTAACAGGAACACCGGCACCAAACAGCTATATGGACCTGTGGTCGCAGATCTATTTGCTGGACCGGGGTGAGAGGTTAGGTAAAACTATTACAGAGTACCGCCGGAATTACTTTGATACATTACCCCGGCCGGGCTATAACGAATACCGGCTTAAGCCTGGGGCAAAAGAGAAAATTGATCAGCTTATCAGTGATATTTGCATCAGCATGACAGCCCGGGATTACATCAAACAGGAAGAGCCGATTTTTATTGATCGCACCGTGCATCTGAGTGATCAGGAATACCGGTTATATAAGACTATGGAACGTGATGCCGTGTTGGAATTCGGAGAAGACGATTATATCACAGCTTTGAATGCAGCTACTGTAACCAATAAGCTGCTGCAGCTGGCAAACGGTGCAATATACGACGAAGCTAAAAACTACCGGGTGATTCACGATAAAAAGCTGGATGCCCTGGAAGAGTTGATTGAAGAAGCCGGAGCTGAGCCCGTGCTGGTTTTCTATACTTACCAAAGCGATAAAGAACGTATTTTGCAAAGGATCAAAAACGCAAGAGTATTAGACGGGGAAAAAGATATTCAAGACTGGAACGCCGGCAAGATCCCAGTGATGGTAGCACATCCGGCCAGTGCCGGTCACGGGCTGAATTTACAGGATGGAGGCAGCATTATTATCTGGTTTGGCCTTCCATGGTCATTAGAACTGTATCTACAGGCGAATGCCCGGCTGCATCGTCAAGGGCAAAAGAACATAGTCCGAATATATCACCTGTTAGCAGAAGGTACTGTAGATTTCAGGGTGCTGGATGTACTGAAGGGTAAGAACATCAGACAGGAAGAGTTGATTGCCAGTCTTAAAGCCGAGATAGGGCGTTGTACGAAATGAAGTAGTCCAGTTGCCGGGGGTGGGAGCATGAAAAATCAAAACGAATGTACCACATTCTTTGAATTCGGAAACGCGAACCTTATCAACAGGGAATCGCTGGAATCAAGTGGTCCACCTGAGGGGTTTATCGATAACACTGTTTACCGGTACCGGCTCGATGAAAACGGTAACAAAGTATTTATTGGCACAATGCCAGCCTTTCCCGAAGGATGGAACAATGCAGGACAAAGCTGGGCAAAGCCCTTCCAGAAAGGACAAGATGAGAGAAGGCCTTATAAAACCACAGAGGAGGTTGAGGAGGAAATGACCAGATATAACTGGGACGAGCTGTGGCCCCAAGTACAGGATCTGCTAGCTGAAAATAAGAACATTAAGCAAATAGCAGAAATGCTTGAAATTGATGTGCAGGTGCTGCGCTGCAAAATTGATCGGGAAAAACGGAAAAAGGAAAGACAAAAGAGAATTGTTGCGGAAGAAAAGCAGGCGAAGCCCAGGCCGTCAACTGACGAGTTGCAAAGACTTTGGGACAAATACGATGGGAAGATTAATCCAATTGCTAAGGAACTGGGAGTTAGCTGGGCACAGGTCAGGCAGTGGTTGATTGATGCGGGAATCATCACCAGTTCAAGCGGATTAATCAGCGGGCTAAAACAGCAGACCCCGGAACCTGAACCGGTAGCGGTTGGTAGCCAGGAGCCGGTTCAGAACACAGCGGAGCCTGCTGAGTCAAGTTTAAGCCAGCCACCAAGCCCGGTCAAGGAACAGGGATTCGGCCCTGAAGACAATGAGCCGATTCCGTACACTGTGGTACCGAAGGTCTGGACGGAATGGGACAAAGAGTATGTTCGTAAACTCAAAGCTGAAGGGCTGTCAATGCGACAGATAGCAAAAGAAACCGGTTTCACTCTTCATCAGATCAGGCATTTCTTTGAACGGGAAGCTAAAAAACACAGACCGCAGCAGAATGATGTTCTGACTCAATACAAGGTCAAGTGGATCCGGGACGTAATGCTGGACGACTTGGACCCCGGGGTGCAGCTGCAGATTGTGGCAGCGGTACAGGGGATGGAGATATGACATTGTTTGTTATTTATGTGCAAAAGAGGGGAGGGCAAGAAATTGAAACCGATACTAGACGTAGCCTGTGGATCTAAAATGTTTTGGTTTGATAAAAATAATCCTAATGTTGAATTTTGCGATAATCGCGTAGTCCCATACCACGAGTATTACCCGAAGAGATATATAGAAATCAACCCTGACACGGTCTGCGACTTTACAGCTCTGCCATTCCCGGATAAGTCATTTAAGTTGGTTGTTTTTGACCCTCCACATTTGACCCGGGCTGGGCCTGCATCATGGACAAGGCTTAAATATGGATGCCTGGACAAGAACTGGCCGCAGATGATACATGACGGATTTGCTGAGTGTATGAGGGTGTTGGACGATTACGGAGTGCTTATATTCAAATGGTCCGAGGTGCAGATACCATTACGGAAGGTATTGGAGGCAATAGGACCTGAGCATGAACCGCTTTTTGGTCATAGGAGCGGTAAGAATATGAATACCCATTGGCTGTGTTTTATGAAATTACCTTGATGCACATTCCAAGGATTAAGCGAAAAAGGAGGGGTAGCCGGTGGCGATGTTTACGACCGCGATGGTGCCAAGTAATAACCAGAATAAGATCAAGTGCCTGAAACGATATATAAATTTGGACCGGGAAATTGAACGCAAGCTGGAAGAGGTTGCCCGGCTGCGGTCTAAGCTGACCAGGGTAACCGAGGTGTTCACTGCGGAGCCTAAGGGAGGCGGTAGCATCTATGGGAAGACTGAAGAAATACTGGCTAAAATTGTTGACTTGGAGAAGGAAATCGATGCTGATATCGACCGGTTAGTTGCTATCCGGGATGGAATTAAAACAATTATAGAGGCAGTAGAAGATGACCGAGAAAGGTTGCTTTTGCAGTACCGGTACCTGGACGGGAAAACATTTGAGTGGATTGCAGCGAAGATGGACTTGAGTTGGCAGTGGGTACATAAGTTGCATAGTAAGGCACTAGCTAAAATTATTTTAGATAGTTTATAGAAGTTTAGAATCAGTCTGTGATATTGTATAAACTGAATAGAAAGCCGGAGAATAATCCGGCTTTTTTGTTGCCCTTTTACAGGCGATCACCTTAGGACAAGTGGGTAATACACACTGTTAGCAAGGGGTGGGAGCTGGTGTGTAGAGGAGAGTGGTAGCATGTTAACTGAAAAACAGAAAATATTTGTAGACGAATATTTAATAGATCTCAATGCTACCAGAGCTTATAAAGCCGCCTATCCAAAAGTGAAGAATGATTCCACAGCTGCAGCTGCTGGCGCCAGGCTGTTAAGAAATGTTAAGGTGCAAAGCTATATAGAGCAGCGTATGAAAGAAAGGGCGCAGCGCACTGAAATTACCCAGGACAAAGTGGTCCAGGAACTTGCTAAAATAGCCTTTTCCAAAGGAACTGATTTTGTTCGGGTGGTCACAAGAACTGGATATAGACCTCTTCTTGATGACGAAGGGAACGTAATCGACCAAGAACCGTATGAATATCAGGCAGTTGAAATACTAAATACAGATGAGATTCCAGAGGATAGCCAGGCAGCTATAGCCGGAATCAAACAGGGTGCTAATGGTATTGAAGTTAAGTTGAATGATAAAGTAAAAGCCCTGGAACTCCTAGGCCGGCACCTGGGGATGTTCAAAGACTCCCTGGATATTAATGTCACCAAAAAACTAGAGGACTTTTTGAAATGAGTTACACTGCTCAGGAAATCATAGACAGGCGCCGGGAGCTTTGGGAGGAAAACCAGAGTATTGAACTGGACCAGCAATTCACTGCAGCTATCGCTGACTACATGACCAGCTCAGCTGGATCCGATCTGAGGGAGGAAATATACCAGCACCCGGAGCTGCTGATTGAAATGGTATTCGTCATTGTTGACAAGCAGCAGCAGACGGTGCCATTTTTCCTAAATGAAGTTCAGAGGAGCTTTATCGACGATCTCAATCAGGCCATAGAGGATTATAACCAGGGCAAGCGTTTAGACCTCAAGTTCCTAGTGCTCAAAGGAAGGCAGCAGGGCTTTACAAGCCTTATAACCGCCTATCAGCTGGCCTGCTCAATTAGCAGGAAAAATTTCGCCGGCTTTACTCTGGCTGACAGTGCAGACAACACTGAAACTATATTTGAGGATAAGGCCAAGTTTCCATATAACTCTTTACCCGGGCCGCTGAAACCAACGGAGAAATATAATACCCGGCGGGAGCTGCTGTTTGAAAAACTGAATTCCAAATGGCGTGTAGCCACTGCCGGTTCAAAGGACATAGGACGCTCGAAGACCTTGAATTTCTTCCACGGTTCAGAGGTTGCGTTCTGGACCAAGGGAATCAACGCAATCATGACCGGCCTTGGCCAGGCGCTTACAAAGGACAGTATCCAGATACTTGAGACCACGCCCAACGGGTTCAACGAATTTAAGGACTTGTGGGACGGTGCGGTCGAGGGTGAAAACAGTTGGGAGCCGAAGTTTTATCAATGGTGGCTTACTCAGGAGTACCGGCAGGAGTTTGAGAGCCCGAACAGGGAGAAGGACTTTAAGAAGGCAGTACAGGCGGCCATAAAAGGCAACTACGATGCCAACACCAGGTCATGGATCATGTACCGGTGCAAGTGGCTTATCGAGGAGCAAGGACTCAGCTGGCATCAGGTCTACTGGTACTACCAAAAGTGGCGCGACCTGAAAGAAACGGTCAAACAGGAGTATCCATGTACCCCGGAAGAGGCATTCCTCAGCTCCGGCCGGTGCGTGTTTAACAAGGAACTAATTCTGCTCAGAATCGAGCACCTGAAAAAACTATACAAAAAGCAGCCGCCCAAAGTCGGGCGTTTTTCTTTCGAGTGGAACAACCCAGAGACTAAGGACAAAATCAAGGACGATACAATCAAATGGGTGGACGACCCCAGTGGGCCGATCAGGATCTACGAAGAACCTCAGAAGGGTTATCCTTATGTTCTGGGCGGTGATACAAAGGGCGAGGGGAAGGACTATTACGGCGGTACAGTGATAAACAATGTCACTGGCAACCGCTGCGCAACACTTCACATGCAGTTGTCAAACTCCAAGCCTTACACCTGGCAGATGTACTGCTTGGGCCGATACTACCAGGATGCACTAATTGGTATTGAAATGAATTTCAATACCGCTCCTATTGAGGAACTGGAGCGGCTCCGGTACCCTAAGCAGTACAAGCGAGAAGTTTACGATACCTACAAAAACAAAAAACTGGAGCGGCACGGCTGGAAGACTGACGGAAATACCCGGCCGCTTATTATTGACAAGGAGGTCGCTTTGGTGGAGGAACACATTGAGCTGTTCCACGATATCCCGACGCTACAGGAAATGCTGACCTTTGTCTACGATGAAGAAAATCGGCCTGATGCTGAACAGGGCAAGCATGATGACCTGCTCTTTTCAGATATGATTGCCGAGGAGATTCGCGGCCAGCAGCGCCGCACGGTACTGACTGACAAACCGCTGCCCAGATCGGCACCTAGGAAGGGTATCAATCCTTTCACGGGCTATTAAACGAGGTGATAGAATGCAGGACGAACGCAGGGAACAATTAAGCGAAGAAGAACGCCTGGAGAAGCGGAAAAACTTAGTATTGAGCCGCTTCCGCTGGTCCGAGCAGTGGCGCAAACCCTGGGATGATAAATGGCTGCGCTGGTACAAGGCTTTCCGTGGTATAGTACCCAAACTACCCGAGGGAGAGCAGGACCGATCTAATTTGCATATACCCTATACTTATAGCACGGTAGATTCTGTACGTTCAAAGCTGTTGGCAGCCTGTTTTGCAAATCGCCCCTGGATTAGCTATGTACCCAAGGATGCTGACGATGTAGAGGCAGCCAAAAACATGGAAACCTTGGTCGACAGCCAGATGAACCGCGTTGATGCTGAAACCATGGTAAAGATGTATAAGTTGATCACCGACATGCTGATCTATGGCGGTTGTCCATATGAGACTGGCTGGAAGTATGAGCTGCGCACGATTAAACGGAAGGTGCCGGTATATGACCCTGAGACCGGCATAATGCTGGGCTATGAGGAGCAGGAAATAGAGGTAATCAACTGGGATGACCCTGATTGGCAGGTTTTTATGATTGACGATCTGTATCCGGACCCGGAAGGTACCAGTATAGATGACTGCTCATGGGTGATACGCCGGCGCTATATTACCAGGGCCGAGCTGGAGAAGGGAATCGAAGAAGGCATATACCAGGTTAAGGACATAAAAAACATCGAGGCGGCCGGAGAAAAAACACATGAAGGAAGACAGGATCGACTAGCTGCTATAGGTGCATCTGATGCCGCTGCAGATGAAACCGAAGTCGGAGGCCGGCGCTATGAACTCCTGGAAATGTGGGAAGACGACTGGGTAACAACCGTCATCAACAGAACAGAGTGCATCAGAGACAGCGAAAATCCTTATTGGCATGGCAAAAAGCCGATAGGATTCGCCAAATTCGACCCGCTCAACGGCGAGTTCTACGGTATTTCCCTGGTAGAAATTATTGAGTACTTACAGGCGGAGCTCAATACTACCAGGAACCAGCGTATTGATGCCGTCAGCCAGGCAATCAACCGCATGTGGATAGCGCTGAAAGGTATTGGCTTGGAACCGGAAGACCTGGTATCACGACCAAACGGGATTATATGGGTTGATTCGCTGGAAGAAGCACCAAAAGAGGTTGAGTTTAAGCCACCGGACCCATCTGCCTATCGGGAAGAGGCCATAATCAAGGCAGATATCCAGGAAGCGACCAGCACCTACAACGAAGCAAGGGGAGCGCCAAGCGAGGAGAAGCGGACTGCCACCGAGAATGCTATCCGGGAGCGGGCCACGAATATCCGCTTTGAAACTAAACTGAAACTCTTTGAAGCCCTGGGCTTAAAACGCCTGGGGTTTTTCTATGACCAGCTGAATCAGCAGTTTATAGACGACATTCGGCAGGTGAGAATTAACAACAGCGATGGTGGCTATGAGTGGATAGAACTGAGACCGGAAGACATAGCAGGTAATTTTGAATACCTGCCAGCTGGCAGCTCTATTGAACCGACCTTGAGCAAGCTGGATTACCGGAATAACATCCTACACTTGTATGAGATATTCCGAGACGATCCCGAAGTCAAGACCCGGGAGCTAAAGAAACGGGTATTCGATGCTTTCGGCATCAAGGACACCGAAAAGCTCCTGAAAAGCGAGGAGGAGATAGCTCAGGAAGAACAACAGATGCAGGAAATGTTAGGCGGCGGAATGGCTGCCGGCGGAATGACTGCCGGAGGAGTGCCCGGCGGAATACCCGGGGGAATGGGCGGCATGCCTGGAATGCCGGTAGGTTATTAAGGCAGGTGATGCGCGATAAGGATATTATGTTTATTTCTTCCATGTAGATGGGTACACGTTAGAGATGGTTTGTATCAATGCACAAGGTGCAAGACAATAAGTCCTGGGTATAATCGGGACAAAAAGTGACCCCGCCCCGCGAGAGCGGGGCTTATGATTGCTAGCAAATACCCTTCGGGGATTTGACTATTTGCAAGTGGTGGCGGAATAGGTAGACGCTAGGCCGGATAGGACCATAAGGGTTCGTTGCTGGTAATAACGTACTTTGTGTTACAGACCAAGAATCTTACCAGTTCATGCAGGGTGCAAATCCCTGCCCACTTGCACAAAAATTAGGCCATGTGGGGAAGTACGTCCTGGTCATTGCGGGAAACCGTATGATTAGCAGGGGTGGGAGCAGGGGACGAATTTAGTAAAACAGGGAGGCATTTTGACGTGTTTATAGACCCGGATTATAATAGCGAAGCACGAAAAATGCTAGGAATAGGAAAACCTGACTAGAGGAATTGCTATGCTTGACTTAGCTATATTTCACGAGAAGGAACTACAGGCCCGGTACCAGCGGACGCTGTTTGACCCGAAGTACAAATTCTATCACCGGTTTTCGACTATCAGGTATGGGCTAGAGTTAAGCGTTAGCTCTGACACTATCCAAATGGTCAGTCTGGATGCTGGTCAGGTGGTAGGATTCTTCTCAGCAGACATAAACCGGGAGACCAATACAGCGTACAACCTCAGCATCATCAAGTTCCTGGATAGCCCGGAGTTTTCCGCTGACATCTTTGGCTTTTTTATCATGCTCTTTACTCAGTTAGGTATTGAGCGGGTAGTCTGGGATGTTATAATCGGCAACCCAGCTGAAAAGTTCTATGACTACATAGCAGCCAACTATGGCGGCCGTATAGTAGGAACTTTCCGCAACGAAGCCCGGCTGGCAGACGGGCAGCTCTATGATGTCAAGTACTACGAGATGTACCGGGAGGAAGCGCTGCAGGCCGTTGTGGACAAACAGGTTGATGGATATACCTACAGAAGGGCAGGTGATGCCACTTGAGGGTCAAGGAAAGGGATATTGAGATTGGACAGGCTTTGGAAGAAATGTTGGAGACCGATGGCTGGAAGCATCTTGAAAGCTGGATCCAGCAGCAGGAAACTAAGGCCGCAAATGACCTGAAAACCAAAGACTTTGCCGACCTGGGCGAGGTTAAAGCCCTGCAGGTGAAGATAAAAACATATAAGGAATTGCGGGGCGAAATAGACCACCGCATTAAAAAAGGCCGAGAAGCACGCGAGAAGCAGGAGTAATTCTGCTATTTTATACCGAAAAGGAGTTGAAAGTATGGGTATGTTCGACGACACCCCCGCAGCCCCCGACCTGAATTTTGAGAAACAGGAAGGATACGGCGAAGACGGGGCCGGCGGCCAAAACAACCCCTATGAAAACGAAGGAGACCGTAACCCTGATTTAGATAATCAGGCCGGTGAGCAGGAACAGCCAGAAGGAAACGAGCCCCCGGAAGACGGCAACGGCTTAATCCTTGGTAAGTACAAATCTGTTGAAGACCTTGCAAGGGCTCATGAAGCCTTGCAGAAACGCCTTGGGGATATGCGGAATGAACTGGGCCAGCTGCGGCAGCAGTATACGACTGGCAATAAGCAGATGCAACCCCAGCAGGACGACATGCCTCAATGGACTGAAGAGCAGTGGAAACAGTTTGACCGACAATTCCAGCAGGATTTTGTCCGGAATCCTGGGCGGGCTGTGTTCAACCTGGTGAACAATGTTCTGGGACAGGTCATCAACCCTATCCAGGAAACTATTATGAGCCAGTTTGAAGCCCAGCAGCGGGAAAATGCCATAATGAGCGAGTTGGGTTTAATGGTGAGCGCTATCAATGATGCCGGTGAACTCCTATTCCCGGGTGTGGAAGAACTGGCACCTCAGATAGACAGCTTCCTGGAAAAGAACCCTTACCTGCTCGATATTCTCGCTCAGCAGGGCATGGCCAGAGCTCAGGGACAGCTGGACGAAACCTCTATGGGTGTGCTGGAAGTTATTTATAAAGCTGTGCAAGCTGAGAGCGCCCTGAATGCTGGAAAACAGGCCTATCAAAAAGGACTGCAGCAGGGGCAGAAATCAGTTCAGGCCAAAGGCCAGGCACGATTACCTAATGCAGGAGCAAGGAAAACTGGGGGAACAAAAACCCCCGAGGAGCAGATAGTGGATGAAATATTCGCCCATCGCAAAGGGGGGTATTTCGACTAATTTTGAAGGAGGATTGATATCCTATGGCAACAGGAACTGCAGGAATCTTAGGAGATCGCCTAAGAATAGATATGTCGGAGAGGATAGCGGAGTTAAATCCTAATAAAAACCCGTTGACTGTTCTGACCAAGAAGATGAAGAAGACCCGCACTGTTTATAACCCGGAGTTTGATTGGATGGAGCAGGATATCGGTGCCCGCTGGGACGCTCTTGATGGTGGAGGGAATCCTATTGCAAGCGATGCAACTAAAGTATTGTTTCACCAAGATTCGCTGTTCCGCGTTGGAGACATATTGAAAATACCCAGCACCGGCGAGACCATGCTGGTAACTGCGGTAAACCCTGACGGTGATAACACTAAAGAATACACTGTAGCCCGTTCCTGGGGTGCTACGGCAGCTACTCAGGTAGCTGATGATACTCCTGTTGTTTGTATTGGTCATGTCAATGCAGAAGGGGCTACCTTACGGGAAATCAAACAGAAGGAGCCGGTCAAAAAGACCAATTATACTCAGATATTCCGCACCCCGGTAGGTGTAACCGGTACCCTACAGGCTACTAAGACTTATGGTCCCAAGCCGCTGAGCTGGTACCGTCACTTGGCAGGTATCGAGCACGCAGTAGATATGGAACGTGCTTTCCTGTTCGGGGAAAAAGCCAAGGACACTACTGGCCCTCAACCCAAACGGTCCACCGGCGGCGTGTTGGAGTTCTGCACAGAGAACATATTTGATGTCTCTAATACCACCTTGACTGAGCAGTCCTTTGTTGAGTGGCTGGAAGATGTATTCAGGTATGGCAGTAGTGAAAAAATGCTGTTTGCCAGTGCCCGGCTGTGCACCCATATCGACCTGTGGGCACTGGGTAAACTGCGGACTCTTCCTAGTGAGAAGACCTACGGAGTGGCTGTAAAGGAGTATATCTCCACCCATGGCAAGCTGTATGTGGTCAAACACCACTTACTGGAAGGCGCGACCTATGGCGGCTATGGCATTGTCCTGGATATGGACTATGTGTCTTACTGCCCGCTAGATACTCGCGACACCAAGCTGTTGACCAACCGCCAGGCTAATGACGAAGATGCTCAGAAGGATGAATACCTGACTGAAGCCGGTATTGAAGTGCGCCTGCCCAAAACACACGCTGTCATAAAGGGGGTAGCTTAGTCCTTCGGGACTAGGCTGCTTTCCTTTTAAGGGAAGGTGATCATATGGCTCTGGGTATTACTTATGACTGCGGGAGTTATGGCGCCTTATTTACGCCTCAATGTTACGGCGGCCAGTTGAAAATCATTACTGGTTCAATAGCTTTTGATAACAGCTATCCGCCCGGCGGGGAGTCTATGGACATATCTGAGATGTTCACCAACTTACTTATAGTACTCTTCGAATCCAAATCCGGGTACGTATTTGAGTATGACTATTCCAACAAAAAGGTCAAGGCTATGGTCGGGGACAACGACGGTGCTTCCGACGGGCCATTGGCAGAGGTGGCCAATGGAACCAATTTGTCCGCTTTGACTGCGGTCAGATTTCTCGCAATAGGTTATTAAACGACTATGAGCCCGGAGTAAACCACTCTGGGCTTAATTTTAAGGAGGTTATTTTATGTCAGAGCAGGTAAGGTTCTATTCCAGATGCCCCAACTACACTATCCTGAAAAAGCCAACTATACTGAATGTGCAGAACGGGATCCCGGTCCTGGAACACGGGGAAAAAATCCGGTTCGAAGACCACGAATTCAATACATCGGATCCCGAAATTATTGCTTTTTTACGACAGCATAAAGCCATTGGAATTGATTTTGTTGAGGACACGCCGGAGCGGCCTGCCAAGAAGGGCAGCAAAGCTGCAGTATAGGAGGTAAGCCATGTTAGCAGTAACTGGCGGGTATCAATAAGCCATACGGGCGACAACAAAACAGTTACCTACAGTGTAGGTTATGACTACCTGGTATAAAGGGGATGACCTTATGGCATTTACGGGTAACGATGTAAAAACTATGGCTGAGGCCATCATAGATGATGAACTGATTGAGGAGGATGTAATACAGAACCTCAACCAGTGCCTGCTGGACTATGCAGACTTTTTTCGTAAGACCGCCACCCAGGAATTGACTGTGACGGATGCAGGCGCCTGGCAGGACCGTACCGAGGGACATCTGGCTGTACTCAAGGTAGTTGACAGCAGCGGCAGGGATTACATAGGTCAGATAGAGCTTAGCTATGACAGGACTCAGATCCGCATACCAGTTACAGGGACATTTACAATAACCAGCCTAGTAGCTCCGGAGCCGATAACCGATCTGGATGACGCGATAGGTGTCCATGATCTTTTCAAGAGCGGGATTGCTCAGTATGTGGGGGCTCTGTTCAAGCTCAAGGACAACGACCAGAACCCGGACGGTCTCAAGATGGAAGCCAGAGCCTCAGCTATGATCAAGAAGGCTGCTTCCTTAATTGGCCAGGGTGATCGCCGGCAGGGGCAGCGTGTTCCTATTAGGAGGTAAACATGAATAGAACCGAGTTAAAACAGCTGGTTCAGGAATGTAATTTTGATACAGCGGAAATCAGGCAGCGGCTGGAGCAGTATTTTGATACTGACGAAGGCCGTGCTGAACTTGAAAGGGCCCCCCGCTGTATGGTTTATACCGGCTTAACGACTGGAGATTATGACAGCCTGCCCGGTGATAAGGTTGTCGGTCAGCCAACTACAAAGGATTTGGTGATCAGTTTGCTGATGCAGGAGGTAGAGGCATGGCAAAGTCAAGTAAGGCAGCAATAGGATATCAATTAGGCCGGTTAGTTGAACAGTCCGGCGGGATGGTTGACGCTGTGGTCCACCCAGCTCTGCTCAAAGACAGTGAAGCCAGGCTTCTTAAAAACACATCTAACAGCGAAAAAGGAACTGTGAAAACTACCCGGGGCCGGCAGGAAAGATTTGCTGAGCCCTTTGACGCAAATAATCCCTGCAACGGTTTAACTGCTTATTATCCTGACACCAGCACGTCCCGGCTGGTGATGGGATCTGGGACTAAACTATACAGCGACACTCCGCATCTTATAGAGAGCTTTGACAGCGAAGATGAATGGGGAACCTGGGAAGGCAATGGCATAGACAAAACCGGAGGGAACCTGAAATTAGCCAAGGTATATGCAATCAACACCTTAGGCACAACTTCTACTGCAAATTCGAGCACGAGCGAATATGAAATGGGATGGAAATTTACCGTAGGGGATAAGCCCCTGTTGCTAACTGGGTTCAGGCTTAACGCTGCCAAGGATGGAAATGCTACAGTCAGGCTGTGGAAAAACAGTGATAAATCGAAACTAAAAGAGATAACCATACCAGGGCAGAAGGACACCTGGAAAGAAGTTGTGTTTGACGGTATAACCTTGGAGGCAGCGGACTCCTATGTGGTTAGCATAGGTGTCCCTCAGAATACTGATTATAAGCAAATTAACAAAGGTTCAAATAATTATAATGACCTGATTACCTGTGATGAAGGAAGAAAAAGTACTACATTGGGGAATTTCCCGGAAACTACCGATACAAATATTTTTGGGATAATTGACCTTATTTTGTGGGACAACAACGTTCTTCCCAGTATTACACATACATCTAAAGAGGACTGGGATGCTCAGGAAATAGAAGACCTTGATACTGCTGCAAGCCCTGGGGAAGTAAAGCTTGCCAAAGAGGGCGTTGACCTTGCATTAACTGATGATTTTGAAACAGGCATATTAAATAATTTGCGAGTTACAGTAGGCGGCCTGGAACTTGACGGGGTGTCCAGCGCGTGGAGCGATTTTGCCGGGAAGACGTGGGAGGAGATATAATGTCAAGTTTAACAGGGAAGTTATTGAACTTAATTAAACCGGAAATAACTGACGACGTGCTGCAGTCGATTGCAGATCTTGCCGAGAACTTTCAGAAAATAGATGATAATTTTATTGGTTTACGTGTAGTAGATGGCAGTCTTGAATACCATGACGGCACAAGCTGGAAAAAGGTAGGTGGTGGCGGTATGAGTGTAAACAGCTTTTATTATAAGTTGGATAATACATTTTTTTGGAATACCTTACTGGATTGTCCAAGTAATGCTAAAAATTCTTCGGCAGGAGTAATAGATGGGAAGTTGTATGTGGTTGGGGGGGGTACTCCACCCTATACTCAATGTAGAGTGTATGATCCTACTACTAACACCTGGACAGTAAAAGCAGATTGTCCAAGTAATGCTCAATATTCTTCGGCAGGAGTAATAGATGGGAAGTTGTATGTGGTTGGGGGGGGTACTTCACCCTATACTCAATGTAGAGTGTATGATCCTACTACTAACACCTGGACAGTAAAAGCAGATTGTCCAAGTAATGCTCAATATTCTTCGGCAGGAGTAATAGATGGGAAGTTGTATGTGGTTGGGGGGGGTACTCAATGTAGAGTGTATGATCCTACTACTAACACCTGGACAGTAAAAGCAGATTGTCCAAGTAATGCTCAATATTCTTCGGCAGGAGTAATAGATGGGAAGTTGTATGTGGTTGGGGAGGGTACTCAATGTAGAGTGTATGATCCTACTACTAACACCTGGACAGTAAAAGCAGATTGTCCAAGTAATGCTCAAAATTCTTCGGCAGGAGTAATAGATGGGAAGTTGTATGTGGTTGGGGGGGGTACTCAATGTAGAGTGTATGATCCTGCACAGGAAGGTTTTCTAATTTCTCCTGTGTCGGTAGACGATGAAGTATATTGGGATGGTACATCTTTTATTAAGATGTTAGTAGGAGACACTGAACTTATAAAAGGAAAGAATATTATAACTACAAAAGGGGATTTAAAGATGGATTTAAGCTACCTTAACGGGGAAGGCTATTTGGCTGGTTATATCAAGTATAATTCATAAGTAGACTAATATAATTATGCGCCACAACGAACCGCCTGAACGGGTGGTTATTTTTTGTTTAAAGGAGGATAAGAATGTCGGTATGGAATGACTTTATAGCTCGATATACCAGCGGAAGCCGGGAGTCTCCTGCTATTGATTTAAGCAGTGTGGGAGTGGCCTTATCCTCTGAAATATCTTGGGAAGCGACAGTACCCGAAGATACAACGCTTATTGTGGAAATTGCCTTAAGCCTGGATGGTGGAGAGACCTGGGGAGAATGGCAGGCTTGCACAAGTGGGCAGTCAATACCTGAGATTAACCAAGGTAGTGATTTATCCAATGTGCAGATAAAAATCCGTGAATCGTTTACAACATCTGACACTACGACAACTGCTCAGCTGCAGAGCCTGCAGATAAATATCCTGTCTGCATATAAGGAAGCCGGCACATTAACCAGCGTTGTTTTGGATATCTCTCTTGCTAAAGTGGAATTTGTGGCTTCTGATGCTGAAAATACAGCAATTACGGTTGAATATCGTGAGCAAGAGGGCGATAACTGGAGCAATTGGGTTGCCATACAAAACAACCAGGTGATAGGCGGTAAGGATAAACTGCAGTACCGGGTATTGTTCAGCACCGAAGATATAAGTGTCACCCCGGTACTATCAGAGGTAAAACTTACTCCGATTAAATACTTTGCCGTAAGTCCTTCCATTGACACCTCAAAGGCACAGGATATAAACAGCGGGAAAGTTACATATGACGCTAATTTTGCCGGAACTGCGGCCGCAGAAATACGAACCAGAACAAGTGCGGACGGAATCAGCTGGTCAGCCTGGGAACCAATAGATGCAAGTGGAAACATTGCTAGCATCCATCAGAATTATGCCCAGGTATTGATTATACCATCTGGAGACAACGGGCCTAACAATGTAACCTTTGGATCCTTATCCTTATCCTATGATGGCACTCCAATGGCTGAAGAACTGGCCACAGGATTTACTCCTGGCGGACAGTTTTATTTTACGACAATGCTGAATACCTTAATTATTACAAACATGCTGGATCCTCCGAAGAAGTGGAACGGGACTGATGCTGTGGAAGAATTGGGGGGAACGCCGCCCCATGCTCAGTATATAGCAACGCACCGGAATTATGTCTTTATGGCCAGAACAGTATCGAACCCTAACAGGTTATATTTTAGCGAGGTACTCAATTTTGATAATTGGCCGGCATTGAACTTTATCGACATCAGCCCTAATGACGGGGACTGGATAACAGGTCTGATGCCATATGATGATTATTTAATCATCGCAAAAAACAGGTCAATGTGGATCCTGGTCGGGACTGGCCCAAGTGATTTTGAGGTCAGGCGCATTCATGACGGGGTGGGCTGCGTAGCTCCCAGGTCATTGACCAAGATGGCTCAGACTTTTGTGTTTGCCTCCAGCGAGGGACTGTATATGTCCGACCTGTCTCAGGAAGTCCTGTTGAGCGAAAGGCTTAAGGAAACCTGGAGGGGACTGAACCAGAGGAGACTGAACCAGATCGCAGCCATCTATTATGACCACAAGTTGAGGGTTGATGTGCCAAATGGCTCCAGTACCAAAAACAACCTGCGCATTGTTTATGACACTATCCAAAAGGCTTTAAGCCTGGAGGAGTTTACTGATCACGCTTCCTGCTATACCAAATTTACTGAAGCCGGGCAGGAGATTTTGCTTTATGGTCATGCTACTGAGGGACAGGTTTCCCGGGCGGATTTTGGCACTACTGATAACGGGGAACCCATCACCATGTACTGGGGCACCAAGTATTTTAACTTTGGTTCCTCAGCCATAGAGAAGAAGGTCCGGTATCTGTATCTGGTGGTAATTCCGGCGATGTCAGACACTCAGTTGGATATCTACCTGGTGGTGAACGGTGTGCAGCATAGCACGCCGTTGTCAGTAGTTGTTCCAGGTGATCCTTTAGGTGTAGCTCGGACGCTCAAGCTGGATCCACGCAAATTAGGTATAAGAAAAGTAAAGAGCATTGGCTATGACATTATCCAGCGGAGCACCAATGGCGGCGTGAAGTTCCATGAATTGCTGCAGGAGTACATGATCAAGAAGATAAGGGAGACTGCTTGATATGGCAAAACTAAACCTTATCATCCCTAAAGGCAATGTACCGGACTGGCTTAAATCTATTTTGATTACTATTCAAAACTGGGCCAGGAATATTTCCGGCGACTGTCTGACTGAAGGTTCAGTGGGGTATTCCAAATTGGCTCTGGCCAGAGGGGATATTCCACCGGGGAAAATTGGCTGGCCGGAGTGGCATATACCTTTAGCATTGCCTGGCCTGGACTTAAACACCAGTTCCACCAATTACGTCCGATGTTCGGGCGTTTTTTATTGGGATCCTTTTGCCTATCCTACAGTTGGTGGGTCATGGTATTTTGAAGCGTCCCTTGCTATTGACAATGCGGCCGGGATTGTATCAGCAAGACTGATGGGCGATGACGAAGTGGGAGTTATTACCCGCACTGGTACCACATCAATGGATGCAGTAAGGTCGAAAGCATTAACCATGCCGAACAGTGCGGCAAATCTATATTGCGAGTTCAAGGTCAGTAACGGTGCCTATGTGGGCAGTTTCAACGGGGCAAAATTAGTGTTTGTCCCTAATTAGGAAGGAGTGATAAAGGTGTCGAGCAGCAGCGGAGGATCCACCAGCACTACAACTCAAAAGAAGAAGACCACTACAACAACTACTACCCCTAGCACTGCTAATTACAGGCAGATCGAGAATAAGACTACTACGCCTACTACAGCTAATTACCGGCAAATAGAAAATAAGGCTCCAACCACGACCTCCACAACTGTAACCACCCCAGGTTATAATGCAGCTGCTGGGTACTATGCGGGCAAACCCGGGCAGAGTGATGAAGACCGTACACGGGAGGCCATTAGTTATTATGCTTCCCAGGGCATGACTCAACAATTGAATAATGCCCTTAATTACGCTGCAAGTAAGGGGTACAATATTGCAACTACTCCAAGTACCGCGAATTACCGGCAAATAGAAAATAAGGTTTCTACACCTAGCAGTAGCAATACCAGCCCCGGTGGATTAATGAGTAAAGTGGTATCAGCTTACAATAAAGCTGATCAGGCGCTTGGTGGTATTCTGCCTGGAGGGTCGTCATCGCCCAGCATTTCCAGCATTGAGAATTCGCCGGCCTATCGGGCTATTATAGGTGATCCTAATCAGGGCTATGGAATACGCGATATGGCATCAGCTGCAGTAATGGCTAATCCTGTAGGCGGGACTGCCGCTGGCATATCTTCTCTTGCTAAAGCACTGCCTTCAGTTGCCAAGGCTGTAAGCCGTGCCGGCAGTGCTTCTGGTTTAGCTTCCAAAGCTTTCAGCGTGGCCAGTAAAGGGGCAGATGGCGTTGCCGGGATTGCATCAAAAGCTTTCAGCACAGTAGGAAAGGCTCCGGCCGCTGTGGCCAATGTGATACGTAACGCTCCCACAGCTTTGAAAGTGGGAGTGCCGGCTGTGGGTATTGGTGCCCTGGCAGTTAACCAGGCGGCTAAGGAATTAGGTATCGGACAGGGGAGTAATTTAACTCAGGAAGATATTCAAACCATGAATCCAGCTCAGGTAACTGGAGGTCAAAGCCCTAACACTATGACTGTTCCGACAGGCCTACGTGCTCCCTCTGGCGGCTACACCGTACCCGGCGGATATGTGAATAGCATGGGAGGAGCTCCGGCCGGTGGTGAGGTAGACATAACCGGACAGATGCCTAATGGGAATAATATGCCACAATTACCCGGAATGGACTTCTTTACTTTGCTCAATATGATGGGCATGAATCAGCAGCTACCTGAGCAGCCGGTAGAGATAATTCAACCGGAAATGCCAGACTTCCTGGCTCAGCAGCAGGAATTGATGGCACTTATAGACCAGCTCACCCAGCAGAACCAGGCTATGTCTATGCAGTATCTGAACCAGATGACTGCACAGCTGGACCAGCTGGAGAAAGAAATCATAGCTCGCTATGAGCAACAGGGAACTGAACTGGACCCGGCTACCATGGCAGCTTTGACTGAAATTAGAAATCAGGTCAATTTACGCAGGCAACAGCTGATGGAGGAAATGAATCGCCGCGGTCTGCTTCAATCCGGTATCTGGATAGAAGAAGAAAACCGGATACTGTCCAACCAGTTGACCGCAGAGGAACGCTTGCTGTCGAACCGCCTGGCGGAGGCTCAAAATGCTATTATGAACACCCTGGCCAGCTTTGCACAGCAGAGAATGAACATTATGGGCAGTTCTCTGGAGAACCAAATGAATCTTATGGCCAACAGCGCTAATTTGAAACTCAATGCACTGCAGAACCTGCAGAACCAGCAGAATCAATGGGCACAATGGCAGGCAGAACAGCAGGCGGCCGCTCAGCAGGCAGCAGCCGCCCGTGCAGCATCTCAGCAGAAACAGCAAATGGATCTGGCGAGATGGTTGTACGAACTGCAATTAAAGCAGGCTAATGCTGACCGGGAATATGAGCTTGACCGGATGCAGACTATTTACAACGTGAACAAACCATATTATAGCCCGAATACTGGCGGCTCAGGTATGACTACTACGGAAAAGAAGAATAATGCTCTGGCCGATGCTTATTTTGCTGTAGACCTGGCCAAGAATGGCGGTCTGAGCAATGACCAAGTGGCTCAGAATATTATGTCCCAGTATGCTGAGCTTACCCGTTATGGGGTAGATCCAAATGCAGTTTTGGATTACCTGTACCAGCGGTACCCGGAACAAAATTCCGGCAGCTGGTACACGCAGTTAGATGAAAGATTAGGAGGTTGGCTGCCCTTTGGGGCTAGGAGGTAGTGCAAATGTTTGATTTTAGCGGCCAGAACAAAAATCAGATGACAGGTAATACACGCTTTAATTTTGGCGGGAGCCCTCAATCTGTATCCCAACCAGTACAGCAGAAAGTGGTTCAACAGCCTGCTGCTAATAAGGGATACACAGGGTTTAAAGCCCTGGCAGCTAAAACTGCTGACATTTTGCTTAACCGGCCCAGGCAGGCCATCCTGGCAGCTGCTACCTACGATGCCAAGAATAACAACGGCTTTCTGCAGGACCTGAAAGGTGGCTGGGAGGAAATCAAGGCAGCCTTAAGAGGGGAACGCCGGGACGCTACTGGCTCTAAGTACCTGGAAGCAAAAGGCTTTAATGCTGGTCTTGGTCGTGACCTGGCAGGAGGAGCTATAGATATACTGGCTACTCCTGCCTTTAACCCATTGATGAAAGCCGGCAGTAAAATAACCGCTCCTATTCAAAATGCTACTGCTAAACGCATTATAGGTTCAAGTGCTGGGGGTGCTCTGTTTGGTACAGCTGATGCTTTTGCAGCTGAACAGCCGACCGGTGAAATTGCTAGCCGGGCTATAACAGATGCGATCCTGTTCGGCGGAATTGATGCTGGGCTGATGGGATTAGGTAAAGCAGGACGGGCACTGCTTTCTAAACCTAAAGCTCAGGCCGCTGAGGCTGCTGTTATTCCAGCGGCAAAAAAGGAGGCCGCTGCCCCTGCTTTTAATTTTGCAGAAGCAGCTCCTGAAGCAGTTAATAAGAAGCCAAAAGAAAGCATCTATAACAATACCCGAAGCCAGCTGCAGGAGCTATTCCAGAGGACCAATCTTGTTGATAATATCAAGGACATCTCTGGCGTTAGCTCTTATATGCGAGACCCCTATCGTAACTTGGAGCGGGCCTTTGGCCAGAACTTCGGTGAGATTGAGCGCTTGATCATGCAGCCATTTGACCAGGCTAAGGCTGCCAATATTCAGTATCAAGAGAAGCTGTTACAGGACCTGAAATCAAACATAGTTGACCGCCTGGGCATAAAAAAAGGCAGTCGTGACAGCGCCCTGGTGCAGAAATTTGGGGAAGGCGGTTACGAAAAGGTTATAACTGACCCTAAAACTGGGGTGAAGTCAACGCAGTGGGTAAAATATACCTGGGACGACCTGGTAAAAGACGTTGGCCCGGTCAGAGCCCAGCAGATAGCGGAAGCTGATGCCTGGTTCAGAAATGCTTATGACCAACTTATCGATGATGTAAACAAGGCTAAGGAAGCCATATATCCTTTTGCTGAGGAACGTATGGCCAACATAGCAGCAAAGATTGCAGACCTGAAAACACCGGGTAAATACTCCCGCCAAGCCCAACAAGAGAAAATCCAGGCCTTAGAGTGGGAACTTAATACCCTAAGGAAAAACCCGCGGCGCAGAAGCAAAGAAGATACTAAGTATATGCAGACGCTGGTTAACAAGATTGAAGAAATCAAAAATGACCCGGTCTATACTGCTGAAGGCCGACAAAGTATGATTGAGCACCTGGAAAAGGAGCATGAAAAAGCGCTGCGCGGCAAACGGGTACCCAAACGGAAAGATTATTACCGTCACTTCCGGGAGCTGACCGACAGCTACCAGGGACTGAAGAATATCTTCGACAGCCCGGCTAATATTGACCCGGCTCTGGAAGGATTATCATACCAGACCATGCCGCGGTCCAAGTGGGCCAGCTTTGCTCAGAGAAGGGACGGAGGCATGGCTTACGATCTGGACGCGGTAGGTGGCTTTCTGGATTACGTGCCGGCAGCCTCCAGGGCAATCCATATTGACCCGCATATTTCCAGATTTGAGGCTCTGGCGGATGAACTGGCTGAAGCTACTTTGACTAAAAAGAATGCTAACAACTTAATCAGGCATATCCGGGAGCTGGCTCAGAACATCGCGGGCAAAACTAATCCTTTAGACCGGTTTATGCAGGACTTCTTGGGCCGCAAGACCTTCAATGTACTGAACTGGATGAACAGCAGGATAAAGGCTAACACTGTCCTGGGGAACGCCGGTACCACTGTAGCTCAGATGGCGAATATTCCACAGGGTATAGCCTTTGCCAAGCAGCATTCAATAAATGGCCTCAAGCGGACGATGAAATCAATATTTGTGCCCGATGATGCAATTAAGCAGTCTGCCTTTCTGACAGAGCGGTTTGGCAATAAAATGTATCGTCAGTTTGATGATAAACTGCTTGACCAACCCAAGAATTTTGCTATCTGGATAATGGAAACAGCTGATCGCATTGCAACCGAGTTTATATGGAACTCCTGCTACGAAAAGGCTCTGGCTGAGAGAATAGCTAATCCGGTTCGCTTTGCCGATATCAATACCCGCAAGCTGGTAGCAGGTCGGGGAATAGGAGAAGTTCCGCTTGCCCAGCAGGCTAAACTGTTCCAACTCGTAGCACCATTTCAAGTCGAGGTGGGCAATCTATGGCATGTTATGAGCGACACCATTAAGGCCAAAGACTTCACAGGTCTGGCTGTGCTGTCTGTAGCTCTGTGGATGTTTAACCGCGGGGCGGAACAAATTAGAGGAACGGGAGTAACCTTTGACCCGCTGGATGCTTTAATCGACGCGATAACCGATGAAAACATGACCCCGATGGAACGGGTAGGAAGACTAGCCGGGGAAGTAGTCAGTAATATCCCTGGAGGTCAAACTCTGGCGGCTATTACTATGGACGATTACCAGCGGCAGAAGTTCTTCGGCGATGAAGATCCGACTCGATATGGTACCGGACTGCTGGTGGCCAAAGGGGCGCAGAATCCACTGTATAGGCTGGTGACTCCTTTTGGTGGTGCCCAGTTGGAAAAGACTATAAAAAGCCTAGAGGCTATCGGCCGGGAGGGAGTTTACTCAAAAGATGGAACGCAGCTAAAATATCCTATCAGTCTGGACATGACCAATGTAATCAAAGGATTGCTGTTCGGTCCATCCGGGTTCAGGGAAAGCCGGGACTACTATGAGAACAGCCGGAAGCCTTTGACTGAAAAACAGACTCAGCGTGTGATACAGGGAGGACGGTCTCAGTACATGCAGATATCTGTTGAGCGCTCCAAGCGGGCTCTTAACAGCCAACTGAAAGCGATTGATAATGATCCAAAACTAACTCCGGCAGAGAAGGCAAAGAAGAAGGCGATGCTGCGGCAGAAGTACCGGGAGCAGATGGCAAAGTAAAGGGGAGGTTAATTCCTCCCCATAGCATTCCAAATATCGGCGTCCTTTTCCCACCATCGAGTTTCAAGGAGGTGGTCTCCAGCAACTTGTTCAATAAGCTCTGGTGGGACATCCAAGGCATTCAGCAATTTGCGCTCAGCAGCAAGAGCTTCCGCTTCAAGGTGTGTTTTAGGCTCTTTGCCTCTGCCTAGAGCATATTGGACAGCATGAGCGGATTCATGAACTAGCATTCGCTCCATATTGTGTAAAGAGCCCTCTTGATCAGTCAAGTTATAATACCAATTACAGACGCGAATAGTACCTGTGCGATTAATAGTTGCAGCATAAGAAGAATCACCTTCTATTAACTTGACCTGTACACAATACTTACAAACGTCTTCATACTGCTCTGGTGATACCTCTTTAATGGTAACCAGGGCATTTTTAATGTCCTGCTGGAACTCCGGTGGGCCGTCTATATATGGCTCATTAAAGGCATAGTGGTGCAAGTAGGCTTGAGGCGGAGGCGCTTGGTCAGTCTGCACTTTGAAGTAGTATATATAGCCATGATAGACCGCCACATAAACTGCACCTAAGAATAAAACGTAAAGGAGTAAGCTTTTTATTGTCTTTGACATAAATACCAGCTCCTTACAATCATTATATACCAAAGCGGCATGTCTTAAAAGGCTGCTATATTAACCAAGGGAGGGGATGAGGTGACCTATGCGGTAATCACTATCGGGAAAATAGGAGACGCGCTGGCTAACCCACTGGCTTGGTTAGTAAGTTTTGGGTTAGCTGTAATCGGTTATCTCCTGGGGGAACCAGGAGCTGCGTTTTATGCGCTATGGACAGCTGTAGCCATGGATTTGTTATCCAGGCTCATTTCAGAGTCGGTACAGCATGGAGGCTTCTGGAAAGCAGTCCGAGAGGGGCACATACAATCAGATAAGGCACTGGCCGGGGCAAAGGTAAAGATCCCGGCTTATTTCATTATGTGTGTGTTCGCTGCCCAAATAACCAAGTTTCCTTATGAGTATGCTTATGTGGCCAGTTCTATCATTTATGGCATCTTCTTTTTCGTGGAACTGGAAAGTACCTGCGAAAACTTCATTGAAGCCGGTGTTGAGGAATTCGCCTGGCTAAAACGATTCAGCAAACGAAAGCTGGAACAGATCGTCGAGGATGGGGAAGAGAATAATAAGCCACCCATTTAGGAGGTGAGATTAATGAGGATTTGTATCGACCCCGGTCATGGTGGTAAAGACCCTGGAGCAGTCAGCAATGGTCTAAAGGAAAAAGATATTACTCTGTCCATCGCTCTTGAAACTGCTAGGTTACTCAGAGCTGCAGGACAGACTGTGATACTTACCCGGGAGACAGATCGTTTTATAGACCTGACTCAGGAAAGAGCCCCAGCAGCAGATATCAGCGTGAGCATCCATGTAAACGCAGGCGGAGGCTATGGGCTCGAAACTTGGGTATCAGCATTCCATCATGTCAAAGAGTCCAGACAACTAGGACAGGCTATCCAGGATAGCATATTAAAGCGGATCCAATTCCGCGACCGAGGCATAAAATCCAAGGCGAACTCTAGTGGTACTGATGATTACTTATATATGTTACGCAAACCAAAAGGCGTAGCTGTACTGGTCGAATGCGGCTTTATTGATTCCACAACTGACGCGGCATTTTTAAGATCAGCTGACAAACTGAAACAGATTGCTCAGGGTATTGCCAGCGGTATACTGCAGTACCTGGCGAAAGGAGTGATTGACGTGGCGTTGGATAAGTGGATGGTTGATGGTGGCCAGGCTGCTCTGAAATATCTGGAGCAAAAGGGCCTAGTGCTCAATGCTGCCGATTGGGGTAAAGAAGAAAAACTGGCCGCGCCTGTACCGTCATACCTGTTTTGGATGATGATGCAGCGACTAACTGAGAGAATGGAGGCGAAATAATATAATGGCAGCTGGAATTATGGTGGTTGTTATTGCGGCAGTGTTAGCCGAGGCAGTCTGGGAGACTGCAAAACCTATCTGGGACAAGGGCAAAATAAATCCTGACCGCATTGGTGCTTTAGTGATTGGTGTTATTGTGGCAGTGGCAGCGGGCGTGGATCTGTGCGCTGCGTTGGGGCTGCAGATAGCATATCCAATCATAGGACAGCTATTGACAGGGATCCTCATCAGCCGGGGAGCAAATTTTGTACATGATCTGCTAAAAGGCGTGCAGCAGTTGTCAGCGTAATGTAAGGCCGGGGCTAGTACCCGGCTTTTTCATTTTCTGACACATCTTCATCCTTCTTGCGATCATTGCCTTGCAGCATATAAGCTACCATAGCACCGGCACCAGCCCAGAACAAAAACCCTCCTACATTTGGTCTGTATTCCCGATAAAGGCGAACCCCATCACTCCCATAATAATATTGACCATTAGGCGACTTTAATCCAATACTTGCCAAATCATGGTTTGTCAATGGGTTATCATGCACGCCAAATGCATTAACCCCAATAATCAGAAAGTAAATAATATAAAGCCACCATACAATTTTCTTCCGCATTCCATGGAGTTCCCCCATTGCAGATTTCTTAATATGCTTCGTTCAAATTATTTCCTGCCCCCTTTTTGCCCCCTATTTTATAGATTTAAGCCCAAAATTCAGAAAACGAAAAACCACGCGAAATTGCGTGGTTACTTGCTTTTAGATGGTGGGCCATGAAGGAATCGAACCTTCAACCTTCTGATTAAGAGTTAAATGTAAAGACGGGATTGCTGTCCTTTATAGTTCCTTAATGTCCGATGTTTCTGGGTTTGACAAAAACTACCATAG